CGTCTGCCGCCATGTCAGCGGCATATTTCGCGTTGTACTTGTAAACCTCTTTCTGCATTATTGCGTTGATAACTTTTTGCAACATCTCCAACACTCCTTCCCGGCTGCCTGCCATTAGGTCAGGACTTATGCCTTTCTTTGCCTCCTGCATTGTACTTACATATATATTATATACCGCATTTTGCGGTATGTCAAGAGTTTTTTAAAAATTTTTTAAAATTTTTTCAAGAGGCTGATTCCAGAAACCCGCCTGCAGAGCGTGTATAAGCGACGCTTTAAAATCGCCTGTAATTTTCGGAGGTTCAGACATATTGCCCCCTCCTGAAAAACGGCTCTAAAACGATTCTGTGAGGTCGATTTTTCAGGAACTCCCTAAAAATAGGCACAAAAAAAAGAACCCCTCTTTCGAGGGGTCATAATTATGATGAATTTTAGTTCATCTCTTTTTTTTCCACAGTTAAAGTTGTTTACCCTTAAATTAGAAGAGCCTAAAAAATAACCCCGGCCGAAGCCGGGGCGAATCAAGGAGGACAACTATTTTCTATAACTGTCAGCCCACTTTTGTAACCAACCGACAGGATACGGATGGTATTTCTCGATCACGTCCCAAACGCCCTGCGGGTTGTCAAACTTGCAATGCTCCTGAATGATTCGCTTGTATTCTTCCACGGGATCCGCTGGTCGGAATGCGACACCGGCATACTCGCACAGGGCGCGGACGGTTACTTCTGCGGCCAGGCCGATAAACCACGGCGTGTTGCATTCCCGCAGCTCGTCGAAGTTGGTGAAGAAGAAATGTTCAATCAGGACACAGGGCATCACGGGCTTTCTCACGATGTCAAAATTTGACCAGGTGTCGGGAACGCATTGCCATATCCCCGTGCCCCAGGGCTTGATGGGCAACAGTTCTTTTGCGTATTTGACCCAGAGTTCGGCCAAGCGCTTTCCCTTAACGGAGTTGTACCAGTGGAACACCCCCCAGCCCGAGGCTTTGCTGTCACCACTGGCGTTGGCGTGGAAGGATACCAGGCAGTCAATGGGCTTTTTCTTGTGCTCGTTGTTCACCCAATTGCAACGAGCGCCGAGTTTCACTTCCGGAGAATACGGCTGCTGGGTGAATAGGACCTCAAAGCCCTGCTTTTCGGCTAATTCTTTGGCCTTGAGAGCAACAGCAGAATTAAAAGCGTGCTCGGCGAAGCTTGTTCCGTCCGGGAGCCTGACACCTTTGGAGGGTGGCCAGGTGTTTGAGCCGTGGCCGATGTCAAAGACTACTCTCAAATTCATTATTACTCATCTCCATCTAGTTCCAATGTTTTTTCTGACTTGCTCTTAAGGAATCCAGAAAATTTAATTAAGAATTGAGGTACCGGGACACCTATTGTAATAAGATGTCGACAACCGCTAAAGAATTCAAGACCGCAGAAATAAATTGTGGCCACTATAGCAAATATAGGTTTATAGGGCAGTTCCCAGTTTAAAATGTCAATTCCCTGGCTTATTAACAAATCAACCAAAATAGCAAATAAAATTACTACCGCGTAGCCAATTTTTTTGACTATGCCCCATAGCGCGATACTTTTGTCAAATTTCTGCTCTTCTTTTATGGCAGCTGTTATTCCAAGAACATAATCCAAAATCATAAGTACTAACAGTATTACCATGGGCACGCTGATGCTGTTAGCCACGAAGCCAATTACAATGCTAAAGAGAGCTAAAAATCCTTTCTGTTCCATTGAATCACAACCTTTCTTTTGCAAAATTAAAGGACAGGCATAACCTGTCCTGAATTTACGCAATAAAAATTTATATCACGGGCTCCTAATGATTATTCTTCCTCTATGTATTCCTCTCCCGTAATTTCTTCATACTGTTCTGCTGTAATTTTGCCTTTTATCACCGCATTTTTTACCCATTCAATGGTCCATAAGCCAGTATCATAGTAATTTTTAATCTTATCAAACCAATCCATCACAGCACCCCCGTCATCATGCCGATATAGTCGATGTCGGCTCTATTTCGTTGCCCCAATGTCGGTTTTGGTGGCAAAGGTGTAGGGTCATGAGCATCAATTACCGCCTGCACCGCCGCCATATCTGTAGTACCGGCAAAAGTTATCCATGTTTTTTCATTTGAGCTTTCCACCAACAATGGTTTTATTCCTGCCTTAATTAACTCATCATGAAGTTTGTTTGTATTTACGTTTAAATATTCTACCTTCATCGTGTTATCCCCCCACCCTTATCATGCTAAATACAGATGATGCCGCCGAGTTTTCTTGACCTCGAACGTTCAAAGCAATTCCTGACGATTGATAAATATCTACCTCAACATAATCGCCAACATTAAGATACAATAAGGTTGAAATTGTAAGCGAGCTAAATGTATCAAGTGTCCCTTTAGTTGATTGCTGTGCTACTGTTATACCGTTTCTCAAAATTGCAATATTTCGCGAACCTACGTCAGTTATGTCAAAATCTACTGATGCTGTTATAAGATATATGCCTGCTGTGTTACAAGTTAACCGAGAATTATATGTACTATTGTGCATATTGTCGGTGTCAAAAACTTCATCAGCAAAAGCAAGTATCGTATGCGTTGCGTGAGGGATGCTTTGATTTGGCCAATGATAAACTTGTGCAGCAGGGATATTTGGATGCGGCGCTTTATCTGCCTTATGCGACGCAAATTCTGCATGATCTCTGTCGAGTCGTGCCCGTAGGCTTGTTTCTCCGTCACGTGCATCAATGACTTCTGCATCATGTTGCTGCTGCGAAGTCAGCCTTTGGAAGCGCTCTTCTATTTCAATGATTTTTGCTTGTCTTACAGATTCTTGTGATTGTCTTGTGTTTTCATTTGAAATCCTTTGATTTTCTGCTGCCTGAGCAGTATTGAAGAATCCCTGAATCTGCGGAAATTTTTCAATTGTTTCTTCAATTTCAGGCAGCAAAGGCAGGGTATCTTCAACATCTTTCACCAAACGCTGTAAGATCGGAAATTCGGAGGTACTTTTTACGGCCTGCGGCGTGATAAGGTCAGAAATAACCTCAAAACTGAACCGCGCCGTGGTCAACCGTTCCCCGCTGCTGCCGAAAAGCTGAATGCTGGCGAGAACCTTCCCGGGATATGCTATCTCACTTGTACCCATCTGGTAGATTATTCCGGTCGCAGATACAGTCAGCCTCGTCGGATCGCTTTGCACCACTGCGCCGTTTGCGAGAGCGAAGGTTATAGTTGCGCTGGATACCTGGGTATAGTCTATTTCTTTGTCGCCATCTGTGATGCGGATGCGCAACATATAGACATCCTTATCACCCTGGACGCATTGGAAACAAAAAGGGATTTGGCCCTGCTCAATGCGGGCTGTTATGTCAAAGGTTCGCTTAATCATGTCTCATACCTCCTTAAACAACCTTGCCGAGAATTACGTATGTTCCTGCAATCCCGGCCATCAGCACCCTATCGCCAACGGCCGGAATATAGCTGGATAGGTGTTTGTATTTCTTTGCGCTTGGTGCAGTTTCGCCATCAAACTGCACCGATACGCCGCCGGATGTGGATGTCACGGTGGCAAGCCGAAACAGTCGCTTTTCGCCATTGGTCATATTCTGATCACCTTCCTGCACCTATGAATCATGACACCGTCAGCCTGTAATGGAAGTTCCCAAGATGATTCCATGTATTTGGAACTTACACCCAAGCCTTTGTGCTCGATATACAGGCAGTCATAGAACGAGTGGTGCGGCATCACTGCCGTGCTGAATTCAAAGTGTCCGTATACTTGACTTGCCTGGTAGGCTATGCGCCGGACATATGCATCCAGCGTTTCCTGGTCGGCGATGTCCTCCACGGCTTCTATGTCGGTGATTACTCGGCCACGGCGGACTGTGCTGGTGGGCGATACAGAAAGGTTGTTGGTGTACTCGCTCCTTAGCACCACGCCTACATCTGGGTTTGAGACATACCGCACCCATTTGTTTGGCACACTGAAAAGATCCAATTCTTCCGTTGCGCCCGGGTGAATGATGCTGATGTCGTCGGTACGGTATTCGTACTCCGCCTCACGGTCAGATGGAAGTTGATATGGTTTTGATGTGAGAAACCCGTTTTCGTCGACCCATATACTTGTGTAATTTATGGCCGCCAGCAGTTCATTTATTGCCGTGAGCTTTGCCGTCCCGATCTCAAACTCCCTATCCACCGAAAGCACGCCGGGATGGTCAAGGATGTTGACCTTCCATATCCCTACACCGTACAGGATGTCAGCAACAGCCTCCACATACTTTGTGCCGGCCGGAATGATATACCGGTCTGTGAACTTGTCCTCCTTCAGAATCAGCGAGGTGTCATACGCTTCGACTTCCCGGACTATTCGGCCACCGTCACTTTTTCGAATTGGCGATGATGGTATGAATATACCCAACGGCCATTCAATCCAGTTTTTGTCCGGCATCTGCAGACAAAAGACCGGCCGAATGCGATCACTCAGCCAGTCTATGTCTTGAGCCTCTTGTTCTGTGATTGTAAAGCGTGCCGTTCGTTTTATTTCGGCCAGGCTATCCATCCGGACACTTCCGGATTCTGCCGCAAGCTCGCCGATTTTGATTTCCTCCCTGTTCAAAAGGTCATACCTGAATTTTACCGTCCCTCGGCTCCCACTTCGGCCATGGAGCACATCAATGACCTGCTGCCGGGTGTATCCTCCTATGCCAAGCTCAAGCATGGGCTACACCTCCACTTCCTCGTCGTGGTCGACCTGTGAAATGACAAAGCTGACAGTATAGCCTTCCCGTTCTTCCTCAACGGAAAGTCCGGACAATACTCCGTAGATCTTCCGACCTTTTGAATCGCGGTACAGAACAGTTTCTTTTCTGTCATATAAACCCATGAACTTTTCGACAGCCCGCCAGGAATTCAGGAAAAATGTCAATGCTAATCCTGCAGAAACATGTTCATCCGGGATGAATACAGGATATTTTCTACCCTCATACTCCACTGTGGAACCACCAGGTGCCCTGGTATAGTTCCTTTTCGGCGGAGCGTTCAGAGAACGTCGGAATTCAAATATATCCATTAGGTTGGATACCGGCGCCACCATGGCGTATCTGATTTGTGCCTGTGCTAATTTCACATCGCTGTCAGCATATGTCTCGTTTGCAGAGACTGCACGCACGAAGTACCGATATTCTGTACCACTCTTTACCGAACAATCGTGGAAATATTTGCCGGTCGCATTGCCAATGCAGATGAAATCATCTGAACCATACTCAGCCCGGTATATCAGGGCATAGCCGTCTGTGCCTTGAATATTTATCTCAACACCATGCGATGATCGCTGCAGGCTGAAACTCGGTTTCTGTGGTTTAGCGGTGCTGACCGTGAATATCGTGCTGCCCCACTCGCTCCACATATCATATTCGTTTTTGATGCGTATTCTTGCAGTATAATTCCCATCAGTCAACCAAGCTGTGACTTTGTGTTGTCTGGTGTTGATTCCGGGCTGTTCGCTTGAATCATAGACCACGGTTTCCCCTGAAAGAATCTGCAGCTGGTATATTTGCTGGTTAAAGGCCGCCCATTCAACGGTGGGTCTTGCTGTACCTATAGATACCGATGAAATTACGGGAGCCGACGGCGCACCGACAGTATAGAACGATTGAATATCACTCCACGGGCTTACCTCATCATACTCATTATAGGTCCTGATTCTCCAGTATATATTCCCAGTGGGAAAGGTGCCACCAGGTACATCACAGTATGTATTTGGCGTAGTTTGGGATATTGTTGTCCAGGTTTCCTGATCTGTGCTCCATTGGAGGTCAAATGCTTTTTGCGTCCCGCCAACACTGCTGTTGTAGTCCCATTCAAAACGAATGGTAGCAAAACTGTCTTTGTACTCCCCAATCGGGCTTATCAATGTAGGCTTGTCGGGCGGTACATCTTCATAAACAATTTCTATAAATGGTGGATTTGTATTCTCCCTGGAATGAAAAGCTACAGTCGCTCCATACAAGCCTATCACATATGGTGGTACCCTATATGTAGCAAGTTCAAAAGCTCGATAATCACCGCTTGCAATCCATTTATTACTGATGGTAGCCAAAGGAGTGCCACCAAATAAAGGGGGAGTTGCATCTTTGAATTTATTGGCAGTTATTTCGTGCTCCCAAACATCTCCCCATCTTTCTGGACTATAATCACTACTTGGTATCGTGATACGAAAATGCCTATAAAAATACTCATCATCAAGCGCATCAAGTGGTTCTGTTAAGTATAAATATAGTTTTGCACTTATTATTCTTTTTCTTTCCGGGGTGGCTTGTGCAAATTTCATAAAAATTATATTCCAATAAACATCAGTAGAATTCAATCTTAAAATATTAGAATTGCCATAATTCGCATCAGGGATACTATCATCAATATATGTATCTGCAATACATTGTGAGATTGCTGTATGCTGCGCCATTATACCATCACCAACCTTCCTGCCCTGCTCATCTGTTCGGCCTCTCTGGCTACCTTGATGAGCTTATATACGTCGCTAATTTCTTCAAGTTGAACGTTGAAAATGAAAGTGTTGCCGGTGCCTCTGCGCGCTTCTTCCGCCGTCAGAACGCGTTCGCCGCGGTGAAGTTCGGCTATATACCCGTCATATGGTACATAGTCGAGACCGTCCTTATGACTGCCAGAGACATAACGGTACTGAGGAGTCCTGACCTGGGCGCTGGCTACGGTTCCTTGCATTTGACCTATACTCTGGCCAATACTGGCCATCGTGCGCTGTACTTCACCACCCTTGCCTACGAGAGCCGAAATGACAGCCACAAGGGCAATGAGTGCTACGACCACACCCATTACAATAGCGGTTGTTTTGAGCGTTGCGATGTCAAAAGCCTTGAATGTATCGGTTATGCTTTTAATCCCACGGACCACCGTGATTGCTATAGCCGCAATACTGCCGATGATGGCTACGGTCGCGATGATTTTAGGGTCAATTTTATTAAGGGTTTCAAAGAGGGCGGTCAGCACGGGGAGCAGAACAAGGCCGATGCTTTGTTTGAAGGCTTGTGTCTGGTTTTTGAACCTCTGCATAGCATCATCCAAAGCGCCGAATCTTTGCAGGGCATTCTCATCCATGACATACCCCATGCGCTCCGCCTCGTCGCCCAGTTCTTTGAGTGCGCTGCTACCGGCCTCAATGAGCGGGTTCAGCTCACGAGCCGAACGTCCGAAAATCTGCATGGCCAGTGCGTCACGCTCGGTTTCGTTACGAACCTTCCCAAGAGCATCTATTACCTGATAGAATAGGGTCTCGCTGTCCTTGAGCTGCCCTCGCGAATCGCGAATATTGACATGGAGTTTTCGAAACGCGTCCGCCGCATCCCCTGTACCCTTCTGCGCCTGATTCAGCGACCGAATCATGCGGGACATAGATCCCGTGATTGTCTCTGTGGAAACGTCCAGCAACTCTGACGCATAGTTCATTTTCTGAATGGTATCGGTAGCAAGGCCGGTTGTTGAGGACAGCGTCAGAATTTCATCGGCGGCTTTCGCGGTCTCCACTGTCGCATTAGCAAAGCCTTTGATGAGTCCCGCAACCGCCCCAACAAGGGCAAGCGTGGATGCTTTGGTATTGTCCAGAGCACGGATGGCTTTGTCGGCCCCGGCGGGTAGATTGATGCCGAGCTTGTTGGCAAAATCAGCGATGATGTTGCCAATGTCCTTGGTTTTGTCCCTGACCTCATCCTCTGCAAGTCCAAACTTCTCCATATCCTTCTGAGCCTGCTTCAAGGCTTCAGAATTGTCTTTGAGTTCCTTTTCTACTTGAATGAGCTCGGCCTCGGCAAGGTTCAGGCTTTGCTGCCATTTCAGGGTCTTGGTGTCGGTTTCGCCGTATTGAACCTTGGCATTTTCCAGGGCCTTGCGGAGGGTTTCAACCTTCTCGCGCTGCTGGTCGAGTTTTTTCTGCAAGGCATCATTTTTAGCGGTCAACGCGGCTACCGACCCGGCATTTTCTGAGTATCTTGCAGTCACGAGCGTGAGAGCAGAAGCCGTTGTTTTCAGCTCTGTATTAATTTGAGAAAGAGCTTGCCGGAATTCCCTTTCCCCAGCAAGCTCTACGCGTGCACCTATGTTATTTGCCATTTATATCACGTCCTCAGGGATGATATCATCGGGGCTGGAATATCGCTTTTCAAACCCCATTAGGTATTTGTACTCCTGGAAGAGTTCCAGGAGCTCCCGGAGAGTTTTTTGCCATACTGCTTTTTCCGGAAAACCGAGTATGGTTACACCTATTACAACAAGCTGCGCAAAGTTTATTTCTGGATTTTCTTCGCCATCTCCAAACTCTGCGCAGCAATCAAGTTTTTTTCGAGTTCCTCAACTTCTTGCACCCGTTC